ATGGCTATTGCCGAAGTGATCAAGATCAAGTTAGGGCTAAAATAACGGCTATGGAAACTGAAAAAGAATTGGCACGGGCCTCGATGGGAAGGTCGAGATCTCCGTATATAGCCTCTCAATCGTTTTTAACGCAGCTAAAAAAAACGCTGTTCCACGAGGAAACCAAAAAGCGGTTCGAGATGATGTTGGGGGAGTACGCACCCTCTTTTATGCAGTCGATATTGTCGGCCACGACAAACAATAAGCTGCTGATGAAAGCCGATCCCACATCGATTATCCGGTCCTCTTTGGTTGCGGCGTATACGAATCTGTCGATAGATACCAATCTGGGACAGGCGGCATTGGTTCCCTACGGTGGAGTCGCGCAGTTCCAGATAATGAAGAACGGATATGTGCAACTCGCCCACAGGACGGGCAACGTAGCGCGTATCAATGTGGCTAACGTGTACGAAGGGGACATCGAGGCAATAAATCCCTTTACGGGCGACATGCGATTCAATCTAAACAATCCGGACAGGTCGATACTGAACGGATTCGTCTCTTACCTGAAGCTGATGACCGGTGCGGACTTCTATCTGTACATGACGGTGGACGAATGCAAGACTCACGGGGCAAAGTATTCCAAATCATTCTACAGGGAGAATGGATTGTGGCAAACGGATTTCGTAGCTATGGGGCAAAAGACGGTGTTGAAAAGCATTATTAAAAAGTGGTGCCCGATCAACCCCCAACAGCAACCCAAGATAACGGCGGCGCTGAAATTCGACCAATCCGTTCCCAGTTCCGAAGACATAGAGTCCTGCGATCCGATATATGTGGATGGCGTCGATGCCAAAGAGGCGGAAAAAAAGGAAGTAGACGAAATAGTAGCAAAAATTACGAATGAATGATGGAAGATGAGAAAGTTCTGATCCGGCTGAAAACTTACGCCATGATGTCCGGAATAACCTATAACGGCGTCAAGAAAAGAATAGCATTAGGAAAGATAAAAGCCGAAAATATAGATGGGGTGCTGTTTGTCGACATATCCCAATATCCCGTCCTGCCTTCGGCGAGAATACGGAAAAAACTGGATAAAGAATACTGACATGGAAGGAGAACCCAAAACAATAGACAAGTGCTTCGACAAATTCGCGCAGTGGGCGGATTGGAGCGAAAAGGACCCGGTAAGAGAGATAATATTCGTTATCTGTACTCATATTATAGGGCTGCTGTTCATCGTATTGTCTCCCATAATCGCAATGATTGCGGCCCACTCGTACACCAACGCACAAAGGGAGCAAGAAGCCAAAGAAGATGAGGAATTATTAGAATGGTGGAGAAGAGAAAGGGAGGAAGAATACGTAAAATGGGTGAGAGGGCGAAAGTAAAATGCGAGACATGCCGATTCATCCAAGACGTGGAGCAGGGGATAGGGT